CTTCTCGCCACCCTCTGCGGCATGGCCTAGCTCCTTGATCATCCGAGTGACCTCGGTATGGCCTCTCTTGAACTTCTCCGTATTGGCGGAGGTCTCCCCGCTGCCGAGGCTCTGAAACTCCTTTCGCAAGGCGGCCACTGACCCAGACGCATTGTCTGTCAGGGTAATGACGAGCCTTAGTTCTTCTGTCTCAGTGTCTGCCATCTTTTAACCTGGGGCCGCTGCAGCCGCTGCGAGGTCAGCCTTAGATGGACCGCTCGGTGTGGTGGTAGACTTCGGAGCCCCACCACCTCCCGGCGGCATTGTTCGATTAGTCTCTGTACTCTTGAACCCTCCACTACCCTCTACCTTAACGGACGTATTGGCTGGGGCATTGATGTTGGCAGTCAGCTTACCGCCCGCATCAACCTTTATGGTCCTCACGCTCTTGGGAGCAGCAGCGGCATCTACAGTTGCCCTATCCTCACCACCAGCGCTCGCTATTTGCGCTTGCTTCAGATGCTCTTCGCCATATAGAGTATCAATCGATACGTGGCCCGTATCCTTATGCCCCCAATTCTCACCACCACTTATACCCCAGCGCTTCTCAAAGCCGGCCATTAAATCACGATGGCTGTCTATCCACTTTCGTACATCTGGATCAACAACGTCCCGGCTGTGTTGCGCCCAATCAACGGCAAGGGCATTGGGATGCTGCGATGGGTTACCCCGCATCCCCGGACCACCAAGCGACCTGACTGGCGCTCCAGCCGCAATCAAGTCATTAAAGAACCCCTTAAACTGCCCAGCGGCTTTCTTATTGACGGTCACCTTCTGACCGTTGGAGAGCGTCACCGTCTCAAGCTGAGACCCAGGTGCTATTCGCGCCCCAGTCGGAGCATTGAAGCGGCCGCCGTGTGAACCAGGGCCACCACTACCAGGATCGTCACCAGGAAGAACACCTCCCTCTTTTGGCCCAACGGGGGCACCAGCCTTAGACCCCCCGGGAGTTACTGATGCTGCCGCAGAGGCAGCGTGTACCGGTCCCTGCTTTCTATCATCGTTAGCCGCATCTCTCGCCTTCGACGGCACCAGCTCTTGGCCAGAACCTCGAGAAGTTATCGACGCCATCCCATTAGGACCCACGGTGAGCTGAAGTCCCTCAGGATGTTTTCTCCCCTCCTCTATGAGGTGCTGCTTAAACTTCGGCCACTCAGACGCCTTGATGGAGAAGCATCCAGCGGTGTAGAGCTTATCCAGATTATCGTTAAATGCACGATGGATCTGAACGCCTTCCCAGTCGTGAGACCCCTTATACGTTCCTCCTAATCCACCAAGAGTGGCTACCCTTACCGCCATATGGAGTTGCGACGTTAATATTATACGTCCCATATTCAATAGCCCCGGCGCCGCCTCCGCCACTGCCCCAGTGGTATGTTTGACCACCGAGAGTAACCCCGCCGTGCTCATAGTACTGGTGGCCCTTCTGGTCCGCAAGCGAATAGCCGCCCGGTCCAACACTGCGAGGAGCGGCACCACCACCTGGCGCGGCAGGAGACTGAGGAGGAGCGGCCGAGGCATCGGGAGTAGGACGACGAACTGCCGGACCGCTAGGTGATCCTGGAAGTCCCCGCACACCTGTCGCACTACCCCCGCCTCCACCGCCACCATAGCCTGCCGTCGGCGGATAGGTCATCCCACTTTCAGGATCATAACCTCCACCGCGTGACGCCGCTGGACCGCTCTGAGTACCAGGGAGCCCTTGGACTCCCTCGGCGCCACGAACAGCCGGAGCCTCTGACGGTGAAGCTAAAGGCTCCGTTGGCTTTGACTCGGTGGTTGTAGGACTGCTCGGAGAGGTTGATTGAGTAGCACCCGGGCCGGTACCAGGCCCAACACTACTTCCGTTAGGACCTCCGCCTCCGCCTCCGCCTCCGCCTCCTCCAATACCCATTCCCCCACGACCGAGTAGTCTCCCAAGACCTTGACGACCCTCACCACCCTCATCGAGCAGCTTGAAATACTCGTTTAGCTTTTTAACTTGAGTAGTATTCTCGTTCAAATCCTTCAGGTAGTCGTCCTTGATATCGGCAACCGCTGCACGAGTCTCATTGCGTCGATCTTCAATATGCTCCGACGCAGGCTTACTGGCGAGCCACTCATCAAAGTGTTTAAAGGCTCCTCCACCCGAGCGCTGGCCTTCGCCTTCGCCTCCGCCAGTAGCCGGAAGGTCGGCGAACCTCAGCGGGGCCGTGCCTGTATTCTTTGAGGGACCGGCCAGCCAGGGAGAGTGTCGGAGGTCTTCCTCACGAGTAGACCGCGGTACATCGGTAGGCTGCCCACCACCGGCAGGCTGCTTAGCACCGTCACCGTGAAGTTTATTGTATATCTGATTGGCTGCACTGAGTGGCGAGACTAGAAAAGACAGTACGGTCGTAAAATACTTTGCGGTTGGAGAGTCGAAGATACCATTCCAACCTGAGTGGATCTCCTTCAGTATGCTGTTCGCCAGCTCAAGGCCATGGACGATGACCCCGTCTGCGCTTAAAGCACTCGTCGAGAGGTCCTCGGTGAACTTCTCCCACTCCTTGCCGATCTCAAAAGTCGTATCTCTAAACTTCTCAGTCGCCTTCTGTTGGTCCTGAAATCGCTTAGACTTTTCCGCCATAAACTTATCAATGGCGCCGGTGACGCCCAGTATCGGATCAAGCTTCCAAAGTTGCATGAACCTGCTGGCGGCCTGGGCGGCCTTCTCGCGAGTACCTCCCTGCTGGTGCAGTACGTTATCATAAACGTTCTGACGCTGAGTAAGTATCTCATTCAATTGACCCGACTGGGTCGTCTGCGCCTCGACCTTCCTGATGGCGTCAAGCATGACCGGACCGTATGCCCCGGCGGCCTGAACCATCTCGGTTAATTTTCCAGTCTCTGGTCTGGCGAGCTCAGAGAGGGTCCGAACCATACCTCCCAGGCTCTCCTCGACGACGCCAGCACCGACGCCGAGTTTCTCATACTGCTCCGAGATATGCTTGAGCTCGGCAGGATCCATACCGATGACTTTGGCCTTATTCGAAATCTCCTGGATCTTTGCAGCGAACTCACTGAGGCTACCAATACCAACGGCAATGGTAGCGGCAGTCCCCGCCATCGCGGCACCCGCGGCACCAAACTTACCTATGTACTTGGTCAGCCCCTCAAACCCTCTAGTGGACTCCTTCGCTAGCTCCTTGATCTCCTTTCCCAAGTCCTGATTGTGGGACTGGAATTTATTCACAACTCCCTGGGCGCTTGCCCCGAGGGAGCTAAGCTCCTCGCGTAGCTTTGCCAACCCCGCAGACGCCTGGTCGTCGAGGGTGACTTGAAGCTGTAAGTGCTGCTGCTGTTCGGCGGGCACCTAGTCCTCGCGCTTGCGCTGGCGCTCCAGTTGGGCCGTCCTGCTCAAATGCAGGCGTACCTCGCTAATTGGCATATCAAGAAAGAGGCGAGGGTCGAGGTGGTAGTAGCTGGCTAACCGGTAGCAGTCGAGGATCATACCGTCGTCTACGGTAGGGTTCACCAGGCCCGAAGATCTGGTAAAAAAAATTTTCTCAGGCGATAGGCGCAGCTATTCCAGTCGCGAGTATCCATCATCTCGAGCAGTGGCGGGAGCACTCCACAGAGCGCACCCATGATGTAGGTCATCTTCCGCTCTTCGATGATGATCTCCCCGTCCCACAGCATCCTCGTCGGATTGCCGATACGGTTAATCTCCCCGGCCCGAGGCTCCCTGAAGGTAAGGCTGGTGATCTCCTCACCCTTGTCGTTCCTAATCGGCTTATAGAGGAGTTGAACAGTAATGGGCCAATCCTCCGCACTACTGGCGATATCCTTACGCAACTGATCAGCCTCACTCAGAGGGGCCTCGATAGGAGGAGGCTCTGCCTTGATCTGAGTAGGAAGGGGCTGCTGAGGTGGATTGGTCTGCGGCTCGATGACTGGCTGCGTGATGGGCTGAAAGCCCTCGCGCACCTTGGATCCGTTACCTGATATTCTGACTTGCTCACTCACGTTACTTTCTCCTTTTTCAAGTCACCAGTTCTTTATCGAGAAGTGAAGCACGACGATCAAGAGTGTAATGACGATCAGCCATCTCCACGTGAATGCGACAAACAGTATAGAGCCAGCCAGCAACACAATGATGGCGGCCCCGATCACCTCCAGTACATTCGCTATTTTCTCACCAACGTAGTTCATCCGCCAGCGGGTCCCTTACCAGTTGACACACCCGCCAAGGAGAACTCCTGACAGGCAAGACCCTCCCACCTGACGTGAACCACGCCATCTCGAGTATTCTCCTCGAGAGCTGCCTTGCACATCGCCCCCGTGAGAGTGTACACCATCCCATTTGCCAGCTTGGCGACGACAGTGACGTTCACTTGGGTCTCAAGGTCCTCAAGCAACATCTCGGGGATCGCAGTGAGGTCGCCCTCTATAAAGGGGACGCGGGGAGTCTCGTGGTACCCGCAAACCCCTTCCTGCCCCGCCACCATCGTTCTCTCCACCGATGACGGACTGACGACAAAGTTACCGCGAAGAGCCCACTGGACTTGATTGACTGTAAGGTAGGCGGTGCCTGCGAGTTTTCTAGCCATAGGTCCTCAGGCGATGCTGATCTCCTGGCAGGAGAGCCCTTCCCAGCGGACCCTGACCTGACCATCTCGAGTATTCTCCTCGAGAGCAGCCTTGCAGGTGCCACCCGTAAGGGTGTACTGCATCCCGTTGGCGAGCTGGGCGACGACGGTCACGTCAGTCTCACCCTCAAGGTCCTCGAGCAAAAGACCCGGCACGGCGGACAGGTCTCCCTCGATATACGGTACGCGGGGCAGCTCCTGGTAGCCGTGGACGCCGTCCTGCCCCGCAATCATTGTGCGCTCTACTGCACTCGGGCTGACGGTAAAGTTGCCGCGGAGGGCAAGCTGCGTGCCGTCCACGGTGAGGAACGCAGTACCTGCGAAGCGTTGCGCCATAGCCGTCTCCTATTCTCTGGCGGGATTTACTTGCGAACCTTTGTTCCAGAGGCAGCTAAGGCAGCCTCGGGGACATCGAGAGCGATGGCGAACTGGCGGCGCTCGCTCTGTTTGACGGGAGCGTCTCTGCTCCCGGACCTGATCTTCAGCCAGGCAAAGGCCTTGGTCCACTCACCACCGCCCTTGACGATAACGGCGGTCCCTGGGATACATGGAACCATTACCTCGTCGCCATCTTTATCGAACAGATCGTTATAGAGCTCACCGTTCGACGAGATCTGGAACGAGATATTGGCGTCGTCCCAGTACTCTGACATGGTGATACGGACGATCTCACCAGCAGTGAGGTCAACCCCGTTGGACAGGCTCTCACCCTCCTGAATATCGGGACCTTCCACGATTACGAGCGGCATCCAAGTCTTCTCCTAATGAAGGCCGTCAGGCCTAGGGTTGACTACTGCGGAGCACTACCAGAGGCCTGATAGGGCGGAGGGGCGCGGCCGATAATCTCAAGATCGATACCGCGGTCATACTGGAGGCGGAACTGAGCAAGCACCGCAAAGATACGGAGCTGGTTGATCAGGTCCGGCGGGTAGAGCACGTTGATCCGGTTAGGGTCGTTCGGGTCGCGCTCGACGATCAGGTTGGCCTTGAACGCCTTGAGGTTCTCGACCAAGCCATTCCACATATCGATCTGGTAGTCGCTAACCAGCTCGGCCTTGATGATGCCCGGCGTTACGATGGCCTGACCAGGACCAAACTTGGTCCCGTCGTCAGCCAGCTTATGGCGCGGGAATTTCGAGGTGATGACATGCTTCTGATTGCGCAGGAGCTTAGCGAGCGTCGCCAGGGTCGTCACCAGCTCGTAGGCATCGTCGGGAGCACCCCACAAGTTGAGCTGGTACGTAGTCTGCTCACGCAGGATCATCGGCTGGCGATCACTACCGGTCTCCTGGATTGCTAGTCCGTTGGAGGCCAGACTGTTGAGCTCTGGGAAGTCGAAGCGATCCTCCCTCGGACACCCCTTGATCTTATTCAGAGCAAGCGTTTGGAGGGGGCGCGCAGGGTCGTTGATCAGAGCCCGCTGGGCCTTTGCGGCATATGCTGCGGCCGCCTCGAACATCGGACTTACCGTCGTCTGCTCGAATGACATAATCGACGTTATACCGCTATTGAGCGTATCTCCGAACAGGATCAGATCGGCATAGGTCCCGCGCTTGGCCGAGAAGACGTGACCAAACTGCTGGCGCTCCCAGCCCCAGCGACCTTGATCGGTGAAGCCATACTCCTGATCCCACTCGAATATACTATTAGTGTCGTTATAGGGCAGAGCCACATATTCGAAGGCATCCTTCTGGATGGCAGAGATCGCGTTGTCCATCACGGGGACGCCTACGCCACCGGAGAGGAGACCGCCAACAGGCAGTGTGATCCCGAGCCCCGGAGGAGTAATCTCGCTCCCAAGCGAGCCGTAGTAGTTCATGGTGATGGTTATCTCATTACCGTTGACGCCCTTGAACGTGGCCGTCAGATCGACGTCGCTACCTCCTAAGGCGCTCACGGTGGCAGTGACCGGGAGGGCCGGGGTACCGTTCTCGGAGTATGAGTTGTTGATCTGATCGGCGATTGCCTGAGCGATGTCTGCGGTCGTATCGGTCGACATGACGTTGACCGGGATGGGGGTCCCTGCGATATAGAGATGGATCGTACCGGCAGAGGTCGGTGCGTCCGCAATGGCGATGGTACCCGTCGCGGCCGTAGCCCCAACCGGCTCCGCCAGGGGGAGGCCCCACACCTCGTTGGCGAAGTTATTGTTATAGTACGCCTGGAACATGCGGCTCAGCTCGGAGCCCGCGCCGAAGTGCTGGTCCGCCTGCGACTGCGAGCCGATAGGGATCGGAACGTCCGGCGGTGCATCGCCGTCCGAGGTCATGATACCCACCATCAGCGCCTTGAGGTTGATCGTGGGCAGGCCCGCCATCGAGGGGTCCACTTCGACCCAGTATAAAGGTACCTTGATGTTAGCGGGAATGTTGGCAAACGAGATAGGCATTTTCCTGCTCCTTCCGTGAGTGGATGACTAAGGGCCTAAACCCTTTAGCTCTCGTGAGTCCGCGCTCGGCGAGGCTCGGGCGGTTCAGGATGAGGCTTGGCCTCCTTCTTCTCCGCCAGCTTGACCGAGCCCTCCTTCAGCCTTCTCCGAGTGAAGGTATCGTCGGGCCACTCGATCGAGCCCTCACTGCGGAAGCCACCGGCCCTCGGATGCTTAAGCAGCCGACGCATGTCTGCGTCTCTCGGCTCCACCCGCACGCCAGGACGAGTCGCCATCTTCTTGACTCGCTCCAAATTGGCTCGAGCCTTCTGAGACTGCGTGAGCGTCGTCGTTACGGTTACCATCTAACTCCTCCTCGCTTCTCTGAGCGTCTGAAGCATGTACTTAACTGTGACCGGCTGGATCTGCGTGGGGTCCGCATTGTTGAGCGAGACGGTCACGTCGATCTCGTCCAACGTATCCGTGATATCTGGGTACCACTCGCTACGGAAGAAGCAGTTCAACTCGTACTGGAGCTCAGCGAAAGGCGTCTCGTTATTGGCTCCTGGAGCCCCGAAGACTGGGCGGCGAGAGCCTCTCAGGATTGACTCGATACCAACACCCTCCGGATTATTATTGACCAAGACATTCATCAGGTGGGGGTCGGTCCACAGCAGCCCCATAACCTTCCAGAAGGACATATCGATCATGCGCTCGACCTGAACAGGATCGATATTGGCCTGGATTATAGAAAAACCGATGCGACCCGTGTGATTGAACCTAACGCAGCCGGTATTGGCATCTCCGTCGGGGACCATCACCTCGTCTACGATATAGACGCCAAGGTACGGTAGCAGACCCGGCTGTACCGGCAGCATCTTCGTCTTACGAAGGGTCCATCCAGAGAAGTATGCGTCAGCCGTAACTACACTATACATGGCGTCTCGGATATCATACAGAATACTCTGCTGCTCCGTAATCATACAATAGCCTTGAGCTGGAGGGTCAACTCTCCTCCGCCATTATTCCAGGCGTTGGATATCTCGAAGTCTCCAAGGGCGGGCAGGCCCACGACCGGGTCTTCTGGAATATTGACAGTATCCCCCTGAACGGGGAGTACAGGAAACTCCGCAATTCTAATATCAAGGATGGTATCCTGGTCCGTAATGATGCTTCCGTCCTCCAGGACGACATTCAGGATGCGGCTGTCATAGATACCGCGACCCTGACCAGAGTACGAATTACCCAGAGCGGAGGTAAACGTAACCGTCCTCCCGAATACGTCCTGGGAGGGGAGGTAGACCAGGGTCGACATATTTATCGCCACGACAGGTGCTCCTCCATCAGCTTCGCCATCCTCTCCACCAGCTTATCGAAGAGTATCGGTCTAAGGATCGGCCTGCTACTGCCAGACCCCTTGCGGATGGCGCCACTAGTTCTCGACTTAAACCTCGTCTTA